GGCCTGACCCGCGCGTATCCATTCTCATGGAAGACATGGACATGCGCGAGTTTTACCGGCTGGGGGACTGCTTTGCGATTCCATCCAGAAGTGAAGGGTGGGGGATGCCGCACCGAGAGGCTGCCATGAGTGGTCTGCCGGTCATCGTCCAGCGCCATGCTGGGCTGGACGATGGGCATACCGACGATTGGGCGTTGGTGGTCGAGGGGGGTCGGCTGGACCCCATTCCGAGCCACTTTGAACAGATTGCCGGCGACTGGATGAAAGCGGACGTGGGCGCCCTGGCCGCCATGATGCGGCGCTGTTATGAGATGCCGAGCGTGGCCGCCTACTACGGGCAAGCAGCGGCGGCCTGGCTGCGGGAAAACCAAACGTGGGGACATAGTGCCAAGGCGCTGCTGGCGCTAATCGGAGAACAACATGGCTTTGACTACTGAGCAAATAGAAGAGATTGGTGAAGTTGCCGATACGTTGGACAACCTTATCGCAGCGGCCAAAATACCCTTGCCGGCAGAAAAGAAGCTTCAGTACACGCTAGAGAGCCTGCAAGCGCAATCTGCGAAACTTAAAGCCATCTTCGCCGCTGTCTCTGGCAACAATCCGTGGAGCGACGAATGAGCCTAACCACTGACCAACTGACTGATTTTCAGGCGGACTTAGGAATCGACGACAGCGAGGCGGTTTTCACGGACGCCGAGCTGGAGCGGCTCTATACCCGCGCCGGCGAGGTCTACGCCAGTGCGGTGTACATGGCTTGGCGTCAGTTGCTGGCGGCGTCCACCAAATACATTGACTACCGGGTTGCCCAGACCGAAGAGAAGCGCAGCCAGGTCTATCAGCATATCAAAGATATGGTGGACCATTGGCAAGCCGAGAGCGACAAAGCGACCAATGTGCAGGGTGTGCGGATGGTCGGCTTGACCGAGATCCCGCCGCGGCGCAAAGAGGAGCCGGCGACGGCTGACAGTGAGCGCAAGAAAGCGTTCCGAAGGTCGGTGTACCGCTAATGCCGAACCTAGCCAACTTTGTCGCGGACGACCGCCCCACTTCCATTGGCGACCTGATTGCCATTAAGCCGACCAGTATCACCGTGCGGCGTGGCAGTAGCACGCTAGGCGCGCAGACCGTGCGACTAGAAACGCTGGCGTCGCAGCGGGCGGTGGTGGGCGAGGGGGGCGTCACGTTTATGTGTGATGCGCACCTACTCGGATATCGCGATCACCCCACCGTTGCTGATACCGATATTCAGCCGGGGGATCGGTTTCGAGCAGACGAGATTGATTACGAGGTGGTGATCCGCCTACCGGCTCATGTTGATAATGTCCAGTGTTATTTGAGAGTGAGGGCATGATGGTTGGTGGTCGCGTTGTTTCTATAAGGCGCTCTGTCAACAAGATAACCGTATTTGTGCGCGGCGTCGGCGGTGACAAGCACAAGACGCTCCGGGTTGATACTGAGTTTGCTGGCGAGATCCCAACTGGATCGCAAATTTGGTGGCAGGCCCGACACCTGTTTGTTCGGCCCCCAGGGGCAAAAACCGAGACCGACATTGGACGCGTGGGGTATGCATACTGATGGCCGGCTTTTCGTGGAAAGTTCCGCCCCAAGACGTTTGGCCCCAAGGCACGGCGGCGTATATTGCCGCTATCAAGCGCGGGGTGCATGGCGTGATGCTCTATTACGCCCCCATCATCGCCAACTGGATGAAAGCGGAGGCCGAGTGGCAAGACCGGACAGGTGCGGCTCGGCAAACACTCTACACCGAGGTCAATCCGATGTCGCCGGCAGCGGTGATTAACGAGATTGAGCTAATCATGGCGCATGGTGTGATTCATGGGTGGTGGTTGGAAGGCTACAGACCTGACAGCCTGTCACCCACCCGGCAAGGCCAGCGTTTTGCTATCGTGCAGCCTGCCTTGGATCGGTTCGGGCCGGCCATCTGGGCAGAGATTGTGAGGCTATTCCGTTGAGCGCTCTATCGTCCATTACAACCAGGTTAGAAGCCGATGCCACCCTCCTGGCGACAGCCACCGGCGGTATCTATGATCTCACCGAAACGAGCCGGCTGGGCATCAACCGTACCAACACGCCGGCAGCCTTCGACAGCAACGGGGTGATCAAGCCCTGCGTACTGCTCCGGTTGCGCAGTAGTACGCCTGACTACGTGCTACAGGACGACACCAGCCAATACCAGAGCGTCAGGGAGATGATCGAGGTGTACTTTTATGAGGATTCGGGGTACACCGCGATTGAAACCATGCGGACAAGGTGCTACGCGCTATTGCAGGCAACCCAGGTCACGGGGGCGTTTGCGATTCGGTGGGCCGGTGACATCCGGTCAAGTATTGACTTTGATTTGAACGCAAGTGTCGAGCGCAGTGACTACCAGGTCACAACCAAGCGCTCTGTTTAGGCAGATTGTCAGGTGGTAGCAATGGCAGTATAGGTGTGGATGTGGTAAAATTAGCTCATACGAGCTAAAAGTTACCCCAGCGATGCGCTAACATCCTGGGGCTTGATGAAACCTTTAAGGGAGGCTTCATGACCACTGATTTTACCACAGACCCAACACCCACAAAACATTGCTCCAAATGCGATCAGGATTTGCCGGCAACGGCTGAGTATTTTCATCGCAACAAGAAGACAAATGATGGCTTGGCAGAGCGCTGCAAAAAGTGCAAAAGCGAAGTTTTCAAGAAGTGGTATTACGATAACCACAAAGAGCAGATCGAGCGAGTCCAAAAGTATCGCGATGAAAATAGGAAAGAAGTCAGACGGCGGGGTAGAGCGCAAAAGAAGGAAGCATACAAGGCTGACCCAGAGAAGTTCAAGCGGCAATCGAAGGCATGGTACGCCGAACACAAAGAGGATGTTTTAGCCACCAATAAGGAATGGGCAAAGGCTAATCCCGAAAAGGCAGCGGCGATAAAGCGCAAGCACTTTGAGGCGAATCGAGACGCATTTCGGAAGAATGCCGATAACTGGCGAAAGAACAATCCCGACAAAGCAAGAAAGATGAGGCAGCTATACTACCAAGCCACCAAGTCGATTAAGCGACTGTACAAAAAGCTTTGGCGACTAGCAAACCCCGAAAAAGACAAAGCCATGCAACATCGCCGATTGGCCCGTAAGCGTGGGTTGCCCGATACCCTAACAGCGACCGAGTGGCGAGCGTGCTTGGATTATTTCGAGGGGTGTTGCGCTGCCTGTGGTGACACGGCAAGTTTATTTAGCGGACTAGAGGCCGATCACTTTGTCCCGCTATCATCGCCCGATTGCATTGGCACAGTGAAGGAGAACATCATACCCTTGTGCCGAACCTGCAACACGTCGAAGAGCGGCAAGGATGCTCTCGCTTGGGCCACTGAGAAGTTTGGCAAGCACAAGGGTAAAGAGTTTATGCTTAAGGTTCAGGCTTATTTCGATTCGCTAAAAGCCTGATTTTCAAGAAAGTAGGTAAGGAATGTTTGACATTGGCAGCCCGCAGTTCGGTTTAGCGGATTGTAAGATAGCGTTGTGGACAGCAGCGGGAACGTATTCTACAGCAGTAGACGTGATGTCTGTCCAGTTGCTGGGCACGAACATGGACGTGGTCAGTGCGGAGTTGACTGGCGACGATCAGATCACCGCTCAGGCCAGCCGCGCCATTGCCGGCACGGTAACGCTGCGCTTTGGCGGCATTTCCATCGCCGCGCTTGAGGTGTTGGTCGGCAACACGGCGACCAGCTCCATTGCTTCCCCCAGCAACGTTAAGAACCTGCGCATTAACGGCGGCGACAATATGCCCTATATTGGGCTAATTGGGCGCGCTGTTGCCGAGGAGGGGTCGGGCGACTTCTTGCTGTATATCCCCAAAGCGCGTGTTATGGGAAACATCACGATTGCCCAACTCGAATATGGCTCTTTTGCGATCCCATCCGTCGAGTTGCGCGCGGTTCACGATGCCAGCTACGGGATCATTAACCTGATCACCCGCGAAACTGCATCCACGGCTGCGCTCGTGTTGCCCCCTGTCAACATCCCGGTCAACAGCTAACCAGGAGCCACCATGCAAGAGCAACCAACCATCCGCGACGCGCCGACCTCCGATGCGCCCCTAAACAATCCCAATTTTGCGTCGCTGGCCCGACAGAAGGCTATAGACGCCGCGGACGAATTACGCGCCGGCCACCGCCTACCCTTCGTCGGCAAAACCCGCGCCGGCTTCACCACCAACAAGGGCCACGGCACGCCCAAGGCCAAACGCAAGCAAGCCGCCGCGAGCCGTCACCGTAACCGAGGGAAATGAGTATGTCTGAATTAACCCCAACCCCAGGCCGAGCCTGGCGCCAGGCTCGTGAGGTGGGCGAGATTGTCACCCTGCCCTCCGGCAACGTAGCGCGCTTGCGGCCCGTTGCGGTCGATGCCTTGCTGGCCGCCGGGCGCATTCCCGATCTACTCTCCGGCATTGCCGCCAAAACCATCTGGACGGAAACCGACACGGCCACCATTGCCGAGCAAGCCGAAACCGCCAAGCGCTTTGCTGACCTCATCAACCTGATTGTCCCCCTGGCTATGCTCGAACCACGGGTCGTGGCCGAGCCGGAAGGGGACGGGGAGATCGCCCTGGAGGATGTCGAGTTTGCGGATAAAATCGCCATCTTCCAAATAACGACAGGAGGAGCAACAGTGATGCGATCCTTTCGCGAGCAACAAGCGCGAGCTATGGCGCCTGTACCAGACGGCGAAGACGTTCAGCCAGCGACCGAGCAGCCTAGTGGGGGTAGCTGACCCGTGGGTGGCGCTCCAGTTTGATAACGCTGTGGCCCTGGTTGGCATCACGCTGGAAAACGCCAGCCAGGAGCTGCGCAATACTGGCAGCGAGAAACAGCCCAAGTGGGAGCCGAAGTACACCATGAGCCAACTGCTGGACGATGACTTTCGGTTGCCGGCGCCGCCAAAGCCAGAGAAGCCCAAGAGCGGGATCGAGGGGCTAAAGGCGCTTAAGGGCGTGAAGGTATGGAAGGGGTAGGGGTATGCAGACACGCACCAAGCAACGCCAGATTCTCGACGGCGCCGCCGATCTGGGAGAGTTGCCGTTACTCTGCTGGTACGCCGCCAGTAACGCCGCCGGCAAGGAAACGACCATCGCCCTGGCTAACCACACCCTACCCATTGTGCCGGTCGTGCCGTGGCCGGCGTTGGGCGGCCATCGAGAACAGTCCGAGTTAACCCGGTTGCTGGCCGAACTTATGTGCAAGTCCATGCGGCGCCACCTTCAAACCACGCGCGAGATTGCGCCGGCGCTGTCCATGTTTGAGGCGTTGCACGCACAGGGCATTGCCTGGGAAGAGTGGCAACTGGAAGAGATTGAGATGGATCAGGTCTGCCCCCATTGCGGCGCCGTGAACGCGCCCGTGTGCTGCGCAGATTGGCA